GATGTAAATTTGAAAAACATAAAACCACCAACTTATTTAACAGCTGCAGAAAAAAAGACATTTGAACAAATATCAGAAAAACTTTTATCGGTAGGAATAATGACAGAATTAGATGAAGATTGTTTAGCACGATATATAATAGCAAGGAGATTATATATTGAATATACAAAGACATTAACAACTATGATAAAAAAACATAAAAAAGAAGAAGAGGAAATTGATATTGATGATATAAATAAAATGCAAAATATGCAAGACAAAGTATTTAAACAATGTCAAAGTAGTGCCAGAGACTTAGGATTAACTATAAGCAGTAGATGCAAGTTGATAGTACCTAAGTTAGAAGAAGATGATGACGATGAATTATAACAAACATATACAAGAATATTTAGATATTGTAGATAATGATATAATTCCTGTTTGTAAAGAACAAAAGTTGTTATCGAAATTCATAAAAAATATATTTGAGACAGAAAATCTTATTATAGATGATGAAAAAGTAGAAAAATATTTTTCATATCAGAAATATTTCCCTTTTGATTTATTTCCATGGGAACGATTTTGCTTTGTATTACATAATTGTGTATTTAAAGAAAATGGGTTGCCAAGATTTGCAGATTTATTTATTTTAGTTGGCCGTGGCTCAGGTAAAAATGCTTATTTAGCATATGAGGATTTTTGTTTAGTTACTCAAACAAATGGGATAAAGAATTATGACATAGATATATCAGCAAATAGTGAGGACCAAGCAAAAACTACTTTTATGGATATTTATAATATATTAGAAGATCCTAAGCTAACAAAAAAAATGAAGAAAAATTTTTACTGGAATAAAGAAGAAATTATAAATCTTAAGACTAAAAGCAAAATTAAATTCAGGACTAATAATCCAAAAGGAAAAGATGGATTAAGAAGTGGTAAAGTTGACTTTGATGAGATACATGCTTATCAAAATTGGGAAAATATAAATGTATTTACTACAGGACTAGGGAAAAAAGACCATCCAAGACGAACATATATAACAACTAACGGAGATGTAAGAGATGGGCCATTAGATAATTTATTAGAAAAAGCAATGTTAATCTTAAATGGAGAGGTTGAAGATAATGGATTTTTACCTTTTATTTGTAGATTAGATGATGAAGAAGAGGTCCATGATTCTAATAATTGGGCAAAGGCTAATCCTAGTTTACCTTATAGACCTTCTCTTATGGAACAAATGAAGAAAGAATATGAAGATTATAAGATAAATCCTTATGTAAATAGTGCATTTATGACTAAAAGAATGAATATCCCAAAAGGAAGTAAAGACATAGAAGTTACTACATGGGAAAATATATTAGCAACAAATAAAGAAATACCTAACTTAGAAGGTGCAAGTTGCACTATAGGAATAGATTACACAAAAGTTAATGACATGATGAGTGCAGGATTACTTTTTTTAAAAGGTGGAGTATACTATTGGATAACTCATAGCTGGTTTTGCACTAATTCTAGAGACAAAGATAGGATAAAAGCACCTTTAGAACAATGGGCAAGTCAAGGGCTATTAACAATCATAGATGATATTGAAATTAACCCAGATATGGCTACAGAATGGATACAAGAGCAATTAATTAAGTATAATTTTTTAAAATTAGGAGTAGATAATTTTAGACTTGCATTACTAAGTAAATCTATAAAGAATATTGGAATAGATGCATCTGATAAAGAACAGGTTAAAATAATTAGGCCAAGTGACATTATGAAGATTGTACCAGTAATAGATAGTTTATTTAATAATCATCAAATTGTATGGGGAGATAATCCTCTAATGAGGTGGTTTACAAATAATACAAAGTTAACTGATAAGACTTTAGGAAACTATGTATATGATAAGATAGAGCCTAAAAGCAGAAAAACAGATGGATTTATGGCTTTTGTTCATGCTATGATTGCAGCACAAGATACATTAGAGGATGAGGATAATTCAGAATTATTCTTTATGTCACCATTAGTATTCTAAAAGGAGGTGAGAAAATTGTGAGCATAAAAACATGGTTTAAAGACTTTCTAGGAAATGCTAAAGATGAAAATGGGGAAATAATAGAAAGTGTAATAGAAGAAAAAGTACAGGAAATATATTATAAAGAATTAGCAATACAGACAGCTATAACATATATTGCTAATGCATTAAGCAAATGTGAAATAAAAATATATGAAAATAACAAAGAAGTTAGAAATGACATATACTATACATACAATATATCCCCTAATGTAAATGAAAATAGCAGTCAGCTATTACATAAAGCTATTGAAAAAATGGTATATAATAAAGAAAGTTTATTAGTAGAAGCTACTCCTAATAATTTATATTGTGCAGATAGTTATGTAGTAGATGAATATCCAATCAAAGGCAATTTATATAAAGGAATTTCAATTGGAAATTTACAGTTAAATAAAATTTTTAAAAGTGATGAAGTACTACGATTGCAGCTTAATAATACAAATATAAAAAATTTAATTGACGGATTATATGAACAGTATGGAGAATTAATGAGTTATGCTGCCAAAAATTATAAGAAGTCAAATGGAACAAAATATAAAATGATATTTGAAAATATTAAAGCTGGAGATAAATCTTTTCAAGAAAATTATGAAGAGGTTATAAAAAAACAACTTAAAAGTTTTATGCAAAATGAAGATTCTGTATATTTACAATTTAAAGGATATGATTTGCAAGATATTTCTCCAACAACAAATAAAGATAGTTCTGATTTTAGAAATCTTAGAAAAGAAATGTTTGAAATAGTAGCACAGGCTTTTCAAATACCAGTGAGTTTGATGCTAGGTAATATTACAAATATGAATGAAATAGTAAAAGTATTTCTTACATTTTGTATAGATCCAATAGCAGAAATGCTATCAGAAGAAATTACAAGAAAAACATATCCCGGATATTCAGAGTGGTCAAAAGGGAATTATGTTAAAGTAGACACATCGACTATTAATCATATAGATATACTAGATGTAGCTGAAAAAGCTGATAAATTAATAGCATCTGGAACATGCTGTATTGATGAGGTAAGAGAAATAATAGGATTCGATAAACTTAATACTAAGTTTAGTCAACAACATTTTATAACTAAGAACTATGATACAGCAGAAAATAGACTAATAGGTGACAAATAAAGGAGGTGAATAAAATGAAAAGTAAAAAATATTTTCAACTGACTCAAAATAATAATGAAGTCGATATTCAAATTTATGGAGATATAACATCGTGGGATTGGTTTGAAGGAGAGATATCAAGTTATACATTATCTAAACAAATTGAAGGATTAGACTGTGATAAAATAAATGTCTATATAAATAGTTATGGTGGTGAAGTTAAAGAAGGATTAGCAATATACAACCAACTAAAAAGACATAAAGCAACAGTAAAAACTGTATGTGATGGATTTGCATGTAGTGCTGCTTCAGTTGTATTTATGGCAGGAGATGAAAGAGTAATGTCTACAGCATCATTATTAATGATACATAATGCATGGAGTTGGACAAGTGGAAATGCAAATGAACTAAGAAAACAAGCAGATGATTTAGATAAAATAACTCAGGCCAGTATTAATGCTTATATGCAAGAAGTAAATATAACAGAAGAAGAGTTAAAACAGATGCTTGATAATGAAACTTGGATAACACCACAGGAAGCATTAGAAATGGGATTTTCAACAGCTATTGTAAATGAAAAAGAAGCTGAAGAAGTTAGTCAATCTGTAAAAAAATCATTAATGAAGCTTATATTAAATGCTAAAAAAGATGATGACGATAATAAAGATGGCGATAATGACGACAATAACGATGATAACAATGACGATAATGATAATGACAATAATGATGATAATAATGATAATAACAACGATGATGATGACGATAAGGAACCAAAGGAATCTAAAATAGATTCTTTTTTTAATGTAATAAAAAATTTGAATAATTAGGAGGAAATGAAATGTCAATATTAGGAAATAAGAAATTAAAACAACAAGAAGTTGCATCTAAAATGCAAGCTGCATTAGCTGGAGGGAATGAAGAAGAAATAAAACAAGCATGGGTAGAATTTCAAGAGTCTGTAGTTGATGATATAAAAGCTGACTTTTTGGAATATCAAATAACACAAGATAAATCTATATTAGCTCAAAGAGGATACAGACAATTAACGACAGCAGAAGAAAATTACTATAAGAAATTTATTGAAGCAAGTAAATCTGCAAACCCACAACAAGCATTTGCTGCTTTACCAGGAACACCAGATGGAATTATGCCTGAAACAATAATAGAAGATGTATTTAGAGAGTTAGTTGAAGAACATCCTTTATTAGATAAAATTAATTTTACTTATTGTAAATATCTGACTAAATGGATATTAAATGATCATACAATAGATACAGCAGTGTGGGGTGAATTAAACTCTACAATAACTAAAGAAATAACATCTGCATTTAAAATTGTTGATATAACTCAAAATAAATTAAGTGCATTTGCTGCAATTCCATTAGATATGTTAGATTTAGGTCCAACTTTCTTAGATTCTTACATAAGAACTGTATTAAAAGATGCTTTATTATGTGGATTAGAAAAAGCTATAGTTGCAGGTACTGGTAAAAACCAACCGGTAGGATTATGTAAAAATGTGTCTCATGATGTAACAGTAACAGGTGGAGTTTATCCAGACAAAACTAAAGTAGCTTTAACATCATTTATGCCTAAGGAATATGGAGCAGTATTAGCAAAATTATCTAAAACAGAGAAATGGACAGATAGTGCTGGTAAAGTACATGGAGGAAGAACTAGAAAATTTAGTTCAGTTTTATTTATATGTAATCAAACTGATTATCTAACAAAGGTTATGCCAGCATCTACAGTATTAACTGTTAATGGAACATTTGCACAAAATGTATTCCCATTTCCTACTGAAACAGTTGTTTCTAATGAATTAGCTGATAATACTGCCATATTATGTTTACCTGCTGAATATTTCATGGCAATAGGTGGAGCTAAAGAAGGTATAATAACTTACTCAGATGATTATAAATTCTTAGAAGATTTAAGATATTATAAAATAAAAACTTATGGTGCTGGAAAAGCAAACGATGATACAGTAGCATTATTCTTAGATATAACTAACTTAGAAGAAGCTTATGTATATACTAAGGTAAATGGTAGTGTAGAAAGTACAGTAAATGGTACTGTTAATACAAAAGCAGAATCTTAAAATAGAAAATAAGGGCTAGAATTTCTAGTCCTTATTTTATTGGAGGAAAATATGGATTTACTTCAAATATTAAAAGAAAAATTAAATATTACATGGACAGAGGAAGAAACAGAAAATCGTCTACAAACAATTTTAAAAGATGCTGTATCCACTTTAGATTATAAATTAGGAGCAGATGTAGATTATTCTGAGGGTATGGAAAGAAATTTATTACTTAATTATTGCATGTATGCATGGAATAACTGTGAAAATGAATTTGACGATAATTATTTTAACAACATTATGCAGCTAAGACAAAAGTATGAGGTGGAAAAAATGAAAAATGAAAGCAATTAATTATAATGATGGTTATATAAGGATTTATAAAGAAAAAAACAAAGAAAGTGATTTCGGAGCTAGGGAGAATATAAAATCTATTGACGATTTGGAATTTATAGTTAAATTAGCATATAAAGAGTGCAGTAAAAGGCAACAAGATTTAGATTTTGCAGAAGCTAGAAATAGATCCTTAAGTTTGAAAATAAAAACAAGGTTTTATAAAAATATATCTAACTATGATAAGGTTGTTATAAAAAATATTCTTTACGATATTGTGTACTTTGATATAGATAGAGAAAAGCAAGAAATTTACTTCTATTTGGAAGAGGTGAGAGAAATTGCTTAATGACATAAAACAAGCATTAGAAAAATTAGGATATAAAGCTTATTATGGACGTTCACTGGCAAAACCAAATGATGATTGGAATTATTTTGTCTTTAATAAAAGTAGAACATCTAGATCAGGAACAAATAGAATGGATTATAACAAATATTATCAGGTACATTTTATTTGTGAAAATTATATAGAAGAAGATTTTGAATTTAAAATAATAAAACAAGTAACAAAAGATACAAAATTAAAATTAGCTGATACAGAAATTGTATTTAATTATACAACAAAAAATAATACTGATAGAGTAGTTGAAATTTGCACAATAGAATTTACAAAAGCTAAAAAAGGTTGTGAATTATAATGGCAGGGATAAATTTTTCATTAGAGTATGAAGACGTACAGAAAATACAACAAGCTATAGGAAATTATGAAGATAAAGCTGAGGACGTAATAAATAAATACATACATGGAGAAGGAAAAGACAAGTTAATAAACTCTATACATAATTGTATACCTGTATCTGATAGGAATAAAAAGCATGCAAGAGATGCAGATTCATTAACAAATAAAAATTTCAACTTAGGAATAAGAATTACAACAAAACAAAAATATAATTACTTAGTATTCCCGATGACAGCCAGTGGGACAAGCCAAGGGAAAAGTGAAAAGCCATTCATGGAAGAAGGAGTTAAAAAAGTAAAAGATAATGTCGTAAATGACATTCTAGATAAGTTAGGAGGTTTGAATATATAATGGCTAGTTATGCTAAAGTGTACTCAGATTATGAAATAAAAGAAAGTGCTATTAAATTTAATGGCGAAAATGAAATAGCAACAACAAAAGTTGGTTGCGTAGGATCTTTAACTGAAGAGATGGATGTAAGAACAGTAACAAAAAAATGTGAAGGTGTAGTAATAAAATCTAGAACTAGAGGAACTGGAACAGGAACATTAACTGTAAGTATGCATATGCTATGGAGTTTGTATGTGAAAGTATATGGAATGATATTCACAGATAAACTTGCAGAAGGTGTATATGGATATGGTAAAGATAGTATCCATCCAGAATTTACATGGGTTGCTAAAGTGTTAGATGAAGATGGAATAGAAAAGTATTTAGCATATCCAAATTGTGTTATAAATTCAGGAACAAGTAAAAAAATAGAAAATGGTTCTGATGAAGTGGCAGAAATTGAAATGACGATTGCAGTATCTCCAGATGATCAAGGCTTTGGAAAATATGAATGTATGGCAAGTGAATTGGCTTCTGGTTCTGAAATTGCGACTAAATGGTTAACTTCATTTAATTTTGAATTAATAAAAAAAGCATAGAGGTATAAAAAATGAAATGTACATTTAAAGAATTAACATTAGAAAATGGAGAAGTTATAAAATTAACTCTAAATTTTGCTAGATTATTGCAGCTAAAGAATAAAAGAAAAAAAGAATATGAAGAATACAATAATATATATGTAAAAGAAGATAAAGATGCGACCTTTAGTTCAATCACGATTTTATATACAGCATATTTATGCGCTAATATAGAACAAGATGATAATACTTTAATGACTAAAGAAGAATTTATGGAAAATATACCACAAAGTTTTGTACTTATAAATAACTTAGCTAATGAATTAGCTAATCCAAAGCAAAAAAAAATTTCAGGAGCGCCTTTACCCAAGCAACAAAGAAGATAACAGGAGCAAAAAAAATAAAAATACCTAAATTTAAACTAGAGGACATAGAGGATTATTATACCTACTATGTCCTTATTTTGGGCATAAGCGAGGATTTATTTTGGAATATAGATATATCTTCTTTAGAAGGTATAGTTGCTAATAAAGTAGCATATGACAACTACATTAGTTATGTAAAACAAAGAGAATTAGAAAGGAGGGGAAGATAAATGGCAAATAAAACACAGGCACAAATAGAATTTAAAGCTGTAACTTCGGATTTTAGGTCTGGTATAAGAGATATAAGCAAAGATATGACTACTTTTTCGAATGAATTGAGATTAAATGCTACTCAGTTAAAAGGAAATTCAGACGATATAAATCTATTAGAACAAAGACAAAATATATTACAACAACAATATGCAGCATCAAGCCAAAAGGTAGAATTATTAAATCAATCATTAGAACAGGCGAAAAATATACTTGGAGAAAACTCCAATGAATACAGAAATCTTAATAATGAGTTACTTAGAGCACAAACTCAACAACAAGCTATACAAAATGAAATAAATCAAACATCACAAAGACTTAATGATTTAAGAAGTGCAAGTCAAGAAGCTGGACAAGAAATAGGACAGTTAGGAAATGATACAAATTCATTATCTAGATTAACTACAGAAATAGATCAGCAACAACAAGAGTTAAATAGACTAAAAGAAGAATATAAAAATGTAGTATTAGAGCAAGGACAAAGTTCAAATGAAGCTCAGCAATTAGCAAGTAGAATAGGACAGTTATCTAATGATTTAAGGGAAAACCAAAATAGATTGCATGAAGTTAGTAGTGCTGCTGATGAATTAGATAACAGTTTAAATGATGCTGCAGATGGAGCACAAGAAGCTGGAAATGCACTAGAAGATGCATTAGCTATAGAAGGTGTAGACGAGTTAACAGATGCATTTAGTGGAATAGCAGACAGTGTAAAAGAATTTGGATTAGAAGGACAAAGTTCGCTTAATCAATTGCAAGCACAATTAGGGCTTACAAACGATGAAATGGGCGAATTTGAAGGAATAATAAATGAAATTTATGCAGATAATTTTGGAGAATCACTATCAGATATAGGCGAGAATATGGCATTGGTACATCAAAACACAGGTTTAGCAGGAGAGGCGCTAAAACAATGTACAGAAGATGCATATCTTTTAAGTGATGTTTATGAAATTGACATAGCTGATAGTACAAAAGCAGCAGATGCATTAATGCAGAAGTTTGGACTTACAGCAGATGAAGCATATAATCTTATAGCACAGGGAGCAGAAAGCGGACTTAATAAAAATGATGATTTAATTGATGTAATTACGGAATATTCTCCTTCTTTTGCTAATGCAGGATATTCAGCTGAGGACATGTTTAATGCTCTTGCAAATGGGGCAGAGACAGGGGCATTTAGTGTAGACAGTTTAGGTGATGCATTTAAAGAAATGAATATAAGAATTATGGACGGTTCAGCCGATGATTATTTAAAAAAGTTAGGGTTTAATGCTGATGAGTTTCGTGAAAAATATGCAAAAGGTGGAGATAGTGCTAAACAAGTCACACAGGAAATGATAGAGCGTTTAAGCAAAATGAAGGATAAGCAAGAACAATATAATGTAGGTGTTGGTATATTCGGAACAATGTACGAAGATAATGCTGCAGAAGCTATATTTGCGTTAGGAGATCTTAATGGAGAGATAGATAATTCTAGAGACAAATTAGGTGAAATGAACAAAGTCAAATATAATGACTTAGGAAGTGCACTTGAAGGAACGAAAAGAATATTACTTACAAACTTACAACCTGCGATAAGTGCAGTAACAAGTGGAATAACAACATTATTACAAAGTTTTGCTAATATGCCTAAACCTGTGCAACTGGTAATAACTGCTGTAGTAGCATTAGGAACGGCTTTTGTAGGAATAACAACAGTTATAGGAATGGTTTCATCTGTAGCTGGAATATTTACATCGGGGTGGAGTGTTCTCACCGGGGTATTTGCAGCAGTTAAGACGGGAGTAATTGCAGCAACAGGTGCTATTGGAGCAATAAGTGCACCAGTTTTAATAGCAATAGGAGTTATAACAGCATTAGTTGCTATTGGTGTACTACTGTATCAAAATTGGGACACAGTAAAAGCAAAAGCAACAGAGGTTTGGAATGCAGTAAAAGACACTATATCTAATGTGTGGGAAGGAATTAAGAATGTATTTAGTACAGTATTAAGTGCTATACAAACAGCTATACAAATGTATTTTGATATGTATAAGACAATAATAGTTACTATTATAACTGCAATAAAGACAGTAGTAACAACAGATTGGAACGGAATAAAAGCAGTATTTACTACAGTTTTAAATGCAATTAAGTCAGTAGTATCAAATGCATTTAATGGTATTAAATCTACTATTACAACGATATTAAATGCAGCTAGATCAGTTGTATCTAATGTTTGGAATGGAATAAAAAGTGTTGTAAGTAATGTATGTAGCGGTATATCAAGCACTGTATCAAATAAATTTAATTCAATTAAAAGTACTATATCTAATATAATGAATAGCGCTAAAAGTATAATGAGTAATATTTGGAATGGAATAAAGTCTACTGTAAGTAACGTTTGTGGAGGTATTACAAGTATAGTTTCTAATAAATTTAATGCAGTGAAAAATACAATATCTAATGTAATGAATAGTGCTAAAAATGTAGTATCAAATGGCATTAGTAAAATAAAAGGATTTTTCTCAAATTGTCACTTAAGTTTCCCTAAAATAAAGCTACCTCATTTTTCAATTAGTGGAAAGCTTAGTGTAAATCCTCCAAGTGTACCTAAAATAAGTGTTTCTTGGTATAAGCAAGGTGGTATTATGACACAGCCAACGATTTTTGGAGCTAGAAATAATACTCTATTAGCAGGAGGAGAAGCAGGAGCAGAAGCAATTTTACCACTAGATAATTTTTATAATTATTTAGATTCAAAATTAGATAAATTTATTAGTGAAGATAATACAGCAAGTGAAGTTAGAAGGTTATCAAATATAGTTTCAAGTTTAGAACTTAAATTAGATATAGATGGTAGAGAATTTACTAGAACTGCAGTAGCACCAAATCAAAATGAACTAGATGATTATAATACAACTAGAAATATGAAATTAAAATACTAAATAAAAAGGAGGGGTAAAATGGAAAAGAAATTAATATTTAATAATATTCACTCAGAAGAGTTGGGAATAATAGTTGTTGAAGGCCCTCCAGAAATATTAGCTCAAGAAGAGTATGAAGAAATAGATATAGAAGGGAGAAATGGAACACTTACTATAAATAAAGGTACATTTCCCAATATAGAAAAGAGCTTTATTTTAACTACTATAAATTTAGATCAAGACATAAATCTAATCATAGAAAAAATAAAAACATGGTTATTTAATATAAAAGATAATAAATTATTATATGCTATTCAAAATAGATATAATATTGTAAAAAAAATTGTTATAGAAGAGGATATAAAAACTACCTTTGAAGAATACGGAGATTTTAAAGTAAAATTTGTTTGTGAGCCATTTTACTATGATTTGCTAGAAAAAAATATAACAGTAACACAAAAACAAACAATTATCTCAAATAATGGTGATTTTGCAAGTAGTCCAAGAATAATTATATATGGAACAGGAGATTTACAAATAACGATTAATGATACTACTGTACAGATTAATAATGTTGATGAAAGTGTTTTGCTAGATAGCAAACTTTTTTTATGCCTAGATAAAGATAATAATAATAAAAGTATAGATATGATAGGAAATTTCCCTTTGCTAGATAAGGGGAAAAATACTATAACATGGACAGGAAATATAACTAAATTAGAAATTAGTCCAAGAATTATTTATAGATAGGAGGGAGTATTATGAATAAAACAGTAAAAATATGTATTTTCAATAAAAATACTCCTAAGGAAACGGTAATTTTAAGTAATGGTGATGCAATACTTGATAATATTTGTACAAGTTGTAAAGTTACAGAAAATTTAGATGGGACATATGAATTAGATGCAGAGTTTATAATCGATAATGATGGATTATGGGAATATATACAAGAAGAAGCAATATTAAAAGTAAAAATTGATTATGGTGATGAATATTTCAGGATTATAAAGCCAAGAAAAACTCGAAATAAAATAATTATATATGCTGTACAAGTTACAATATATGAAACTATTCATTTGTGGATTAATGATGTGAGGCCTACTGGATTAAATGGAACAGCAGCAATAAATTGGATATTAGATGGAGCAGTAGGAGTTAAAGAATTAGAAGTATATTCTAATATATCTGCATCTAGTACTGCTTACTATGAAAATATGAATATGTATAAAGCTATACATGATTGCGACCAATCGTTTCTTAATCGCTGGGGCGGAGAAATACAAAGAAGAGGATATCTTCTGAGGGTAATTGATAAAGTAGGCAAAGACAGAGGAGTGCAAATAAGATCATGTAAAAATTTAAGAGGATTTGAAGCAAATACAGATATAGATAGTATTACAACTAGAATTAAACCAAAAGGTTATGATGGAATAACGATTGATGGTTTTATAGATAGCCCTATAATAAATAATTATGCTAGAGTTTATACTAAAGAATTTATTTATAGTGATATAAAAGTAAAATCTTCAGAGGATGAGACAGAAGGATTTAGTACACTAGAAGAAGCTCAGGCTGAACTAGAAAGGTTAGCAAAATTAGAATATACAGAAAATAAAGTAGATATTATAAATGCTGATTATACTATAGATTTTGTAGATTTAAGCCAAACTGAAGAATATAAAGATTATATAAAAGCAGAAAGGGTTTATATAGGGGATGAAGTTACAGTTTTTGAGAGTAAATTAAATATAAATGTAGTTGTAAGAGCAATAGAAAGAAAATTTAACATTTTAACACAAAAAGTGGAAGAAATAAAACTATCAAATGGGGATATAAGTAGAAAATCTATAAATGATGTAATGATTGATATATCAAAAGATATAGAAAAAAATGATAATTCAATCGAAAAATGGATACAGAGTTTCATAAATGCTGGGATAAAAGACAGTTATGTATTTTACAATAATGAAGAATTAGTTGTATGTGATAGTCCTACTATAGAAGAAGCTATACATGTATGGAGATTTAATAAAAATGGATTAGCACATAGCGCAAATGGATATCAAGGACCTTATGATGTAGCGTTAACAGCAAATGGGCAAATAAATGCAAATATGATTTTAGCAGGTACATTGAAAGGACAGTATATAGATGCTAAAAATTTGATAGTGAAAGATGCAGATGGAAATATAACTCTATCTATAGATAGTAAAGGAAATGTAAATATTCGAGCAACAGATTTTACTTTAGAAGGTAAAACTATTGATTCTTGCATTTTAGATAAAATGCTAGAAGATGGCAAGCTAACACCCTCTGAAAAAAGGCAACTTCAAATAACATTGGAAGACATAGCAGATGAATACATTGAAATTGGAGCGACTGCTTCAAAATATGAAATAAATTATAATGATTTTAAATCCCAATATGAGACTTTACGTGATTATTTAATTATTAATTGCAAAATAAATGACATAACAACTATAACGGATGTTTCTAAAGATACTCTAAAATCTTATTTTGAGGATTACTATCTAGGAAGAGCAAATATAAATAACTCAATAAATAATGCAATAAATACAAATATAGATAAAAAATTAAATAACAATTCAGAAGAAGTATTTAATGCACTTACAAATAATGGAAAGAAACAAGGATTATATTCAAAGGATGGTAATTTCTATTTCAATGGGGAGTATATAAATGCTAAAAATCTAAAAGTAGTAGATTCAAACGGAAATGCAACTTTTTATATAAATTCGGATGGAATTGTAGAAATAATACAAGGACTTATAGACATAGGAGATGAGGGGATAAGAATTAACCTTCAAGACAATGAAGATAATATAGTAGGTTATGTTGTATATGACGGTCAAGGAGTTCAAATATTTACAAATGATGATGAGCCAATAAGTTCATTCCATAGAGAGGGCTCATATGCTGAAAAGTTTGTTGTAGATAGATTATATTGCCCAGCGGTGGTTCAAGTCGCTGACCTAAATGGGTGTCCATCAGACTGGTATGTAGGGAAAACAGCTACAGGAGATAAAACAGGAAGAGACCAAAATAACAAGGCTGACTCACTTAGTACAGTTTTAAGAAATGTAAAAAATTATGGAACAAAATTTGATGCTAAACTTACAATTCATGTAGAAGATGGATGTGTAATAAATGAAAAGGGCTTAGTCCTACAGGACTGCATGGGTACAGTATTTAGAATAGAACTTGGGGCAAATGTGGTTATAAATTGTGAATACTTTAATATAGAGGACTTATCTAGTAGAATATTTATAGAGTATGTATCTGATAAAAGACTTGTTGGAGGGGACATAACTCAATCTGTTTATAATAAATACCCAATTATTAACTCCACTTCAGATGATTCAGTAATAAGTGTTCGCCATGTGGATTATATAGAAGTAAGAGGTGTAAGATTTGAGGGAGTTGAGGGAGCTACTGGTATTAAAGCATTAGCAGGAACAAATTTAGTTGTTGATGATTGTGATTTCTTTGGAGTAGACCAATGTCTAAAAGCAGATGGTAGCTCAAATGTGTCCCTTGGGTGGTGTTCAGGTAATGTTGATAAATTAGCATCAATTTATAATGGTTCAATTTTGACTACAAGCAGAAGAATACCAAAATATTCAAGTGAAGAAATGGTTTATGTTGCAGAAAATGCGATATTTATTAAAAGTCAATATTCTTATGTTCAATATGATACATTGCATAGTTCAAGTGGCTCATCACCAGGAGGAACAGGAGGAAATGGAACTAATTTAAATGATGTATTTTCAATACCGACTTCAAACCTTTACACAATGGTTGAGGGCACAGGTAAAGTCACCTCAGCTCGTAAAGGATATACAGGTCAGGGTAAATATAAGACTCTTAAAGCTCATAGGGGTTATATAAAATTGCCGATAGCTAGTATACAGTCAGTTATGGCGAATAAAAAATCTTATACATTAAAATTAAAATTAACAAGACTTAATACAGAGCATGGATATAACTCAAAAACTCCGCATCCAATATTTAGAGCAACAGGAGGTTCAGCAGGTGCAACTGATTATTGGGACTCAAATGTTAGATTTGCAAGGGGAGAAACCCAAACTCTTACTTTGCCAACGAGCATAGTACAGGCAATAGAAAAAGGAGCAGATACATTGGAGTTATGGGCCTCAAGTAACCAAGTACAGCAATATGCCTTCTTTGGAGACATAGTATTAACTGTAGAAGGGGAAAATACATCACAAGGAGGTACTGATAAACCAGGTACTGATGTAGGTGGTGGTGAGACTTCATATTCAGCGGTAGGTACTACTACAACCAGCTTAAATGTTAGAAAAGGCGCAGGTAATACTTATGCGATAATTACAACATTGCCACAGGGCACAAAAGTAAATATAGTGGCTATAGATAATGCGACATTATGGTATAAAATAACTTATAATGGAGCTTATGGCTATGTATCAAATAAATACATTACTATAGAATCAACAGGTGGTGGAACAACTCCAGATAAAGACACAATTTATGATTTCCCATATGCAGATGAAATGGTTGAAGTAGCAACAACGTATTGGAGAGCTTGTACAGATGAATATGTAAGTGGGAAGGCATTTAGCCAGGGCTTAACTTATAGAAGTAGCGCAACTCCATATTCAGGAAGTTGCGTAGCCACTTTAGACGTTGCAAATTCGCTATTTGAAAAGGTAACAGATAAACAAGGTAATAGTAAGCATTATAAAGCAATTGATTGTAGTAGTCTTTCATTAGCAACTACAAAAGGGCATACTTACAAAGATGGTCCATACGGAAGTAAAGAAAATTTTGCAGCTTATAGACAAGATAGGTTACAAAAGAATAATAGCTACGACTGGACTTTTAATATGGTAAAAGCAGACGGAACATTAGCAAGAGATGCTGCATCTCAAGCCGAATATTTTGATAGAGTAGGATTAGGAATAGTATACTACAGAAATGTAGATACAGGGAAAACTTACGGAAGCATAGGCTCAGCATCAGACAACTTCGCTCAACTAAAAAAAGGGGACTTGATTTTCTACGCTAAAAAGTTAAACGGACAATATAAACAACCAGATCGTTACATGAAAGTGTCTCACGTTTCGATTTGCTACGGAAATGGTGAAAGTTCGGGTAAAAAATCAGTAATAGAAAGCACAAACATTACGACTAAAGTACATACCCTTCCAGATGGGAAAACTACAGTAAATGCTGGAGTAAGGATTGTAACATTAGAAGGAAATTATGGATATACAGATGATATTGTAATGGTAGTTAGACCTCAACCTAGCCACTATAATGGAAATATTCCAGGAGGTGGAACAGAAAGTGGAGGTACTGGCGGAGGTACAACAGGCGATGGAGTAACTGATACAGGTACTACAGAATATACAAATTGTGTTTCAGAACAAGGTACAATAGACGGCAATAAATATGTATATAAATTAAAAACTTGTAAAATAACAGCTTATGGTGGAGACAGTGGAAGTGCTTGTAATATACCATTGAATTTGGGTAAAACTTGCGGTTCGTTCAATTTACCATTCGGAACAAAAATCTACATTCCAAGCCTTAAAGGTAAAAGTATTACAGATGGTAACGGGAAAACAGTAACTTGCGATGGTATATTTACAGTAAATGACACAGGTGTAGGCGGAACAGACTTTGACCTTTACATGAGTACTAAGTCAGATACAAATGCAGAAAGTGTATTTGGAAATACAAGAAGAGAAGATGTTTACATATTAAGTTATGGCAGTGGATATGGTTATGCTTGGTCATACACACAAAGTTATAAATGGGCTTACAATAATGGAACTTTAAGCGCTTATAAAGTGGCTTTCAAGGACTATATCAAATACGGAGGTACGTTAATAAACTTCCTTAAATTCAAAAATGATGATGCAAATATAAGAAGCTCAACTTATTGGAGCATATTAAACAGTTAATAGGAGGTGTTAACTTGATTAAGTATGATTATGAAATAACTGTAAATGGAAATCAAGCAAAATTAAATAAAGACATATATTTATTCAGAGGAAATAAGAATGTACATTATTATTTTGCTGTAAAAAATGCTTCTTTTAATTTTAAAGGAAGTACAGATTTAATAGAAAAAACAAACGCAATAAACGCAGCTGTAACGGTTATAAAACCGAATAATGTAGAAGTAGCAAGTGCAATTGCAAAAGTTGAAAATGGGAAAATACACCTTAAGGTAACAGAAGATCTAATCGATGAAGAAGTAGAAGTCGGAGATTTTGATTTGGTATTTGATTTGTTCGATGATACTGACGGGGCAGTAACAATTCCAAAAGTAATAGGACAATTCCATGTACTAGAAAGACCATGCACAACTCCCATTTCCGAATTGGTAGCAACTAACACAACAAATGAAGTAGACCAGGCTCTAACGGATTATGCTATTGTTACTTATGCAGAGCCTGTAGCTTCTACAAATGCAGACGGAACTTTTGCTAAAAAAACATGGGTAGCAAAAGAAAAAATTACAACAGCAGAGTTAAACAGAATGGAAGAAGGTATAAGCGATGTTAGTTCGCAATGTAAAGAGATTGCGAACAACCAACCAACTGATTTGTCATTAGATAGTGCTACTAATTTACTTCAACTTGTAAATTCAAAGGGTAGTAAATTAGGCAACGGAATAACACTTCCTATATCAAGTGGTGGGGGTACAAGTCAGTATTTACATATAAAATATTCAAGTACAGGAGCGCCACAGTTAGCAGGACAAATATCAGATACACCAAACGCATATATAGGCTTATGTGTAGATACAAATGCAGATTCTCCAACAAATCCAAAAAATTACACTTGGTATAATTGGAAAGGAGACAATGGAGATACTGGTGCAACTCCAAATTTACAAATAGGAACAGTAACTACACTTGAGAGTGGAAGTAATGCAACTGCAAGTATTACTGGAACAACTGAAAATCCTTTATTAAATTTAGGTATTCCAAAAGGAGCGAAAGGTGATAAGGGTGATACTGGTGCTAGTAGTGGGGCGACTGTTGATACTCTAGTGACTACTAATATATCAGGCACTACTTTATCATTGACAACAGATAAATATCAAACTACTACTATTGTAGATGGTACTGAAATTACATTACCAACAGTTACTTCTTTTAAAGAAATTCATTTATTTTTTAATACAGCAACGGATTTAACATTAATTTTACCGTCTTGCAAATGGCAAAATGGAAATACTCCGACAATAGTCGGCAATAAAACATATGAGTTTATTTTTACTTATACCACAGAATGGTTAGGTGGGGTGATTGCTTATGAGTAGTAAATTATTAATGAATAATATTGTAGGGGGTGGTAATATGCAAATGCAAAAAGGTACAGTTACAGCAACTGCTGAAAACCAAAATATAACAATTACTGGACTTTCATTTGTTCCTAACATTGTTTTTGTTAGAATTATAAGCGATATTTCCGCATTAGCACGTTCATTGTGTTGGATTTATACTCCTTATGCAATTTTTTCTTCAAGAACAGATAGTAATGGAATAAATGCAGGGATTACAGGTGCAAATTCATATTTAGACAAAGGATACAATAAAGGTGTGCAAAAAATTAAATTAATAGACGGAGGATTTCAATTCGATACAATAGACACATCATATGGACCTATTAGACAAGGTGACCAATTTGAATGGGTTGCCATCAAATATGAATAAATTTAAGGAGGTAAAAATTATGTATGCAAAATTAAATAATGGAGCATTAGAATATGCTCCACAAAATTACAAATTATCAGACGGGAGAACTATAGTAGGATTTAATAAATCTGTACCACTAATGACTAGATATGGATTTAAAGAAGTGATAGACCAACAACCAAGTTATAATGCAGACACTGAATATCTAGTAATAACAGGATATACAGAACAAGATACAACAATAACAATCGTGTATGCAGTAAAACAAATGGATTTAGTAGAACAAGAACTGACTATAGATGAAAAAATAACACAACTTAAAAATGTGGACACTGAACATGAGGAAGCATTGGCAGAATTAACCGAAATGATTTTATCTTTACAAGAGGGAGGTTTACAATAATGGCTAGAATATATGCAAATTTAATAGAAAAGAAAATAAAAACTATAGACCAAGTACCTAAAAAATATAAAGAAACAACTTTAGAAATATTAAAACAAGATGGGTATGATGGATACGGAGAACCTTTAGTATAAAACTTTTAAAATCATTTTTAACACTCTAATCAATATACAATATATGGAAAAAATGTGTAAAATACATTATAATTTAAGGGAATACTTATGTGGGGGGGAGTTAAAAATGAAAAAAATAATCATTAAAATAATTTATAGCTTAAAAGATATGCATTATTATTTTATGAAATTAGGAAGTAAATATTTTTATCGCTATAAGGTTAGAAAATATTACATAAAAAAAGGCGATAATTTGCAATCTGATGAGGTTAAAAAAATAAAAGATTATTGGCATAAATATACAAAGGACTTTGATATTTCTTATCATAAATATTATATAAATAGAACAGGAAAATTTGATGTAAGATATATACCAGATGACCTTTATGCAAGTAAAATAGACCCTTATTTTAATAATAGAGAACTACATATCGGTGTTTGTGATAAAAATTATTTTGATATGTGGTTTAAAGATGCTAATATGCCAAAAACTATAGTAAGGATAATAGATGGTGTATTTTTTAATAAGAATTATAAAATAATATCTAAAAAAGAAGCTATTAATTTACTTGCAAATAAAGATAGTTTTGTAGCAAAACCTTGCTTAGGTTCTTGTGGTGGAGCAAATGTTGCTTTTTACGAAAATAAAGACAAAGGTCAAATAGAAAAAATACTTGAAGAATTACCTGCAAATAATATGATTTTTCAAGAAACAATAAAACAACATAAAATTTTAAGTGAAATACATAAAAGCTCTGTAAATTCTTTAAGAATAATGACACTGCAAATAAATAATAAAATTCATTACTTACAAGGAGTTTTAAGAATGGGCATAGGAGATTCTAAGGTTGATAATGCTATGTCTGGAGGAATATATTGTGGTATAAATCCAGATGGAAGTTTAAAAGATAAAGCTTTTGATTTATATGGTAATGAATTTTCAAAACATCCTCAAGGATATGTATTTAAAAATACAGTTATTCCTGGATATGAAAAAGCTATAGAAATGGTGAAAAGAGAAGCAGAAAAAATGGCTCATTTTAGATTAATAAGTTGGGATGTTGCTATTGATGAAAATGCCGAACCAGTATTGATAGAAGCTAACTTGCAAATGGGAGATATAGATATACTGCAACCTGTAAATGGACCATTATTTGGAGAACTTACAGATGATGTATTAAGAGAAGTATTCAAATAATATGCTAAAGGCTAGATTAATTTCTAGTCTTTTTTAATACACAGATTGATTCGCAATTTAAAAATATTATGAACTAATTTACCAAGTAAGTAAGATCATAGAGCAGTTAAAAAATGGTATTTAAACCAACTTATAGTATAATAACTGTAAGGGGGTGAAAAAGATGTAAAATGTGAGAATACAAAAAATAAAAACAACTATATAATTAAAAAAACTAAATCTATTTTAAAAAGGACTGTAGCGGTACAGTCCTTTTTTATTTACAGAAAGGAATTTTGCATGAATGATGAATGGTTAAAAGACACACTAAAGAGACACGATGAAAGGCTGCAAAGACATTCTGAAAGAATAGACAAACTAGAAAATACACAGTCTGAAATGGCAGTAAAAATAGAAAATCTATGCAATACTATAGACAAATTAGCAAGCAACTTAAACAAACTAACTTATGCAATTATAACAGCATTGGTTAGTTTTTTCTTTTATGCAATACAAAATAATTTATTTAATTAATAGGAGGTAGTAAGATGAAATTTAATATCAAAGAACAAATAAAAAATAAATACTTTTGGGTATCAGTGGTTTCACTTATAGTTTTAACTGCTCAACAATTCAATTTAACTTTTATTCCAGCTAATTTCCAAGATTATGTCAATTCAGTACTTCCTATATTAGTAGCTATGGGAATATTAAACAATAATGCTACTCCAGGAGTTGGGGAATAAGAATAGGTATAAATACTTTATAAGATAACGGTAAGGCGCTTAGAAAGTCGATAGGAAGGTCGATTTTTTAAGCATCTTTTATTTTCAGAAAAGGAAGTGTTATTATGAGTAAAAAATATTTAGTAGCTATAGATGCAGGACATGGTATGCATACAGAAGGTAAACAATCAGTACCAATGTCAAAAAATTTGTATATAGATAATGAATTAGTAAGAGCAAAAGGAAAGATCATAAAAGAAAATGAATGGAACAGAGGTGTAAGTGAATACCTAGCTGCTGCACTAAAAAGATGTGGTATAGATACAATGTTTACTGCAGATATGACAGGTAAAACAGATATTGCCTTGTCTACTAGAGCAAGTAAAGCTAATAAAGCTAAAGCAGATATATTAATTTCAAATCACTATAATGCAATAGGAAGCTGTGCTAAATGGCAAACTCGAGTTAAAGGGTTATTAGTATTAAGAACTAAAAATTGTTCTGAAAAATCTATAAAATTAGGAAAATTAGCAGTTAAGCATCTTAAAAAAGACATAGACTATGAATATAGTTATGGTTTAATGCGCGATGTAGATATGAGTGGATTTACATTAGCTATACTTAGACAAACAACAATGCCAGCAATATTAATCGAGTATGGTTTTATGGATTATTGGAATGAAGCAAAACTTATGCTTGATAAAAAACATCAAGAAAAATGTGCTGAAGCAGTTTGTAAGTCAGTATGTGAATATTTCGGAGTAACTTATATAGCAGAAAAGCAAGAAGCTAATAAAACTAAGTATGTTAGAATATTACAAGATATAAACATACATAGCAAACCAGATTTTGATGCTGCTAATGTAATAGGTAAAGTTACTGCTGGTGGAGCTTATACTGTAGTAGAAACTATAAAAAGAACTGGAACAGATATGTATAAACTAAAATCAGGAGTATATATAACAGCATCACCAAAATATGTAGAAGTGTTTTATAAATAGGATTATCGGACGCGACCGATAGCGACCGATAGCGACCGATAGCGACCGATAATGTATAAATATTTCAAATACAGTCGATACTTCTAATAAAGGAGGTGTCGGCCATGAAAAAAATAGCATTGGAAATAACAGGGCGCATTGCATATCTAGGAATTGGAGTAGCAAGTGCTATATTAATAATGATGTAATGGTAGGCCAAGGGATTATCCCTTAGCCTATTATAATTTACTAGCTTTGTACTGATAGTTAACCTTTTTATAAAAAAATGATAAAAAGCTTGTCCACGTATATTTTTGAATTTATATGATATTAAAATTAAACTGGATAAATGAAAAATTAAAATATAAAAAAATGCTATACCCAAAATACGAAATATATAATAAATAAATATAAGTAAAATATAAAAAATCTAAAAAAAGTGTATAAAAATTTTTAAACTGGAAATAATATAAGTATAATAAATAAGAATTAAATATAAATATATCCCTGATACTTTAGTTATTTTTAATATAAAATTCAAACGGGAAAAAATAACTAAAAATAAAAGATGGGGGAGTTTGCGCGGCGGGGCCAATAAATAAAAAGAAATTGGCGCTGCTTTTTATTTATTTAAACCACTCGATTGTACAAGCCTAACTCTAGCGATATCAACAAAAAATAGTGTGAAGCACAAAAAACACACTTCACATAATCAATCACATAGTTAATCAAATAAATTTCACAAAGTAGTCAAATATGTGAACCGTATTGCATATATATTAAATATAAAAAGAAAAAGGGGGAAAATAATATGCAAGAACGAGATTTAAAAATTTTAAGTTTTTTAACTATGTGTAGAATATGTACTAGAAAACAAGTACAGGAATTATTATTTCCAGATGTACATGAAAATATACCACTTAGAAGATTAAAAAAATTAACTGATGAAGGTTATATAAATAGAAAGATGTTTAATGTAGAAGGTACTAAGAATATGTACGTATATTATCTAGATAAACAACCAAAAAAGAAATTGATAACGCATGATCTTTATATAACTAATTTTCTTATAAAAATTATAAAGAATAATTATGAAATTATAGAATTTAAAAAAAGTCCGCAAATAGGGAACATTATCCCAGATGCATATCTAAAAATAAAAAAAGAAAATAAAGTAAAAAGAATATTATTAGAAGTACAAATAAGTCCAAATGATTGTTTAAAAAAATACAAAGACATTAAGAATATAGTAATAGATAATACAAATTGGCCTGTTATGCCTATTCTATATGTAGTAAATAATCAAGGGTTAGATAAGAAACTAAAAAACATAAAAGTAATATATGATAATTGTAAAATAGAAAAGGTGGGTGATATATTTGATTAATCTATTAGTAGATAGTATATTTAATGCTGCTAAAGCAATAGAGAATATAGTATTTAAAAAGAAGTATAATTGGGATAAATTATTTTATGAACTTGGTTTATGTAATAGAAGTGGAGAATATCCTATACTACATCATCAATATAAAGATAATAATTTTTATTTCACTATTCCGACAGGCCTTTCAGTAAATGACTTTATGAAATATAAAATAGAGATAGCAACTTTTCTAAAAGTAAATTCAGATAAATTAAAAATAGAGTATAAAAATACATTAATATTAATTCATATAAATAACAATGATGAAAAATATAATTATAATGATTTTTGCTTTGACGATAAAAAGGGAGTTCCAGTTGGAATCGATTTAGATACACATAACATTGTTTACTGGTATTATAAATCAGCAAATGAATGTCACCTATTAATTGCAGGGGCGACAGGTTCAGGCAAATCAGTTTGTTTAGATGTAATTGTAAATAATTTAATAAAGAGAAAAAATATAGATTTGTATATTCAAGATACAAAATTAATAGATCTGTATCAATATAAAAATAAATGTAAGTATTATGGTGAAGGTAAAGATGGTATAGAGGATATTATGGAAGAGTTAATAGAAGAAATGAATAGAAGATATAAAACTTTAAGAAGAAATAAAGATAGAAGATATAAAGATATATTCTTAATAATAGAAGAGTTAGCGAGTTTTAATCCAAAGGTAGATAAGGAATTTTATAGATTACTAGGAGAGTTATTAGCAAAAGGTAGAGCAGCAAGCATTTATGTTATACTGACAACACAAACACCTTATGCTGAAATATTACCGGGAGCATTAAAATCTAATATTAATACGAAAATTGGATTAAAAGCAAATACAAAAGAAGCATCGAAGATAATATCAGGAGATTATGAAGCTTTAATGAATCTTAGGGGAAAAGGACATGGAAAGATTTTTACAGGAAATAGTGTAAGAGAGATACAATGCTTTAATATAAAAGAAGCATCTACTGCTGCAACAGTAAATGCTCCAGATAGTAATAAGGCCAAGAAGCAATAAAACTATCTAATAATATTATAATAGTAGATATAAAGAAGTACAAATAATTTTTAATGTACTTCTTTATTTTTTATAATAATGTATATTTTTTTATATATTTTTCAATATTTATGATATAATAAGTTTTGCATTAATTTGAAAGGAGATATAATAAATGTCAAAAAGAAAACAAGTAACTGTTCCTATGGAAAAAATAAGAGAACAGGAAAGATATATAGATAAAATGAGAGAATATACTTATCATTTCGAAAGAGAAAGAGGAAGAAAACCACGCGTGCATTGTGTTACATTTGGATGTCAAATGAACAACCTACACATGAAATAAAAGACCGCTAATATCAATAGATTTAGGCGGTCTTATTTATATTTAGTAAATAAAATAATGTACTAAACCGTTTTTAAAGGTTATAGAATATATAGAACCATCTTCATTTATAAAAATTTCTTTAACTAATGATTTTACAAAATTATATATTTTTTCATTATCTATAGTCATGTAAAACATCTTAAAGTCTATATGTTTTTTTATATTATTTTGTAATAAAAATTCAGAAGCTGAACTTAAAAAATCAAAATCGTAAAAATTTGTAGGCTCATTTTCAGATATAGATTTTAATTTATTATTAGCATCATTTAATTTATTTTCAAAATCTTTTTTCTTTATTAAATAATCTTTTTCACTAATACCCTTTTCATCAAAATAATATAGATCATCTAATCTTTTTAAGGCTTTTTTAAATTTATTTATTTCTCTAGTTAGTTTTATTTCTTCACTATTTACTTTCATATCTTTACTTTCTGTATCTGGTAAAGGTATAAGCTTATTATTTATGTTTAAAGACACATATATATTAAATAAAGTATCTTCAGTTAAATCAATATCTTTAAAATCAATACCATTTAATAAAAAAGATTTAATGTCATCTATACTATTTATTTGTTTACTATTATTTATAAGATTTATAAAATTAATTAAATAATTAATAACAAATGGACCTAAAGTTACATCTGTAACTATTTTATTATTACAAGTTTCTTTATGAGAATTAGAACAGCGATATCTTGATGGACGAAATCCATCTTTTCTAGGTCTATCTTTAGCACCATACATATTACCACCACATACATTACATCTTAATAATCCTCTGAAAATATGAATTTGATTATATCTTCTATTTTTACTGTGATTAGTTCGAGCATTTTCATCCATAATATCATTACATTTTTGCCATTGCTTTTTAGAAATTATGGCCTGATGATTATTTTCTTTTATAATCCATTCACTGGAATCTTTTAATTTACCTCTTGCAGATTCACGATAATTATATCTATATGTTCCCATATAGAAAGGATTTCTTATAACATCACAGATAGTTTTAGTAGTCCAATTACCTCCACGTTTAGTTTTAATATTATTTTCCACTAAATAATCAAGAACTCTATTAGCAGATTGTTCTTTTTCGTATATATTATAAATAGACTTTATTATTTCTGATTCTGCATTATCTATTAATGGAAAAGCAGAAGAAGCATCCCAATAATACCCTAGAGGAACATTAGCACCATTCCAACGACCTTCTTGAGCACGATTAATCATAATAGCAGATACTCTTTCAGATGTTAAGTTTCTTTCAAGTTCTGCAAAAACAAGAATTATCTTTAGCATTGCTTCACCCATTGCAGAAGAAGTATCAAATTGCTCATTTTTAGATATAAATGTGCAATTGTATTGTTTTAACTCGTTATACATGCTACAAAAATCTAATAAATTTCTAGAAATTCTATCTATTTTCCATACAAGTAAATGGGTAAATTCATTTTTTCTTATTCTTTCAAACATATTTTTAAAATCTGGTCGTTCTGTATTTTTCCCAGAATACCCAGGATCTTTAAAAACAACATAATTATTACTACCTAATACACATTCACAATAATTTTTTAAATCTTGTTCTTGGAAAGGTAAAGATTCTTTATCTATTTGATGATGAGTTGAAACTCTACAGTAAATTGCTATTTTCATAAGAAAATCCTCCTAATTATTTTTTTTGAATGATATTTCAACATGATACCCTAATGCATTTGCAATTTCTTGTATATCATTTAATTTCAGATTATTTCTTTTTAGTTTAGCAGTTAAATTTTGACTACTTGTATTAAGTAAGTTTGCCAATTTAGAAACATTTAAATTTTCATCTATTAAAATTTTTTTTATTTCTTTTTCTATATTTATCAAAATTAATCACCTCTTAATAATAGTTTGTACATTTAGTAAGATAATAAACATAAAAATTTAAAATTTCAATAAAAAAATTTAAATTAGGAATTATTTTGTTTAATTTTTTAAAATGAGTTTTAAAATAGATAAGAAATAAAAAAAAATTTTGTAAAATATAATGTGAAAGGTAAATACAAAAAATAATAATATATTGTCGTAAAAAGTGCATAAATTTTATAAAAATACTTATAAAAAGGTAAAATAGGTAAAAATGTCTTTTGTTGATGAAAACGTATTAAAATAAAAATTAAAACAGAATGTCTTTGATTGAAAAATGTAAATAATTAGATTATAATAGTGTTAATTAAAAAACATCTGTTCGACAAAGGGGGGATTAAACTGTGAACGATGATAAATATATAGAAGCTATTGTAAGAATGTTAAAAAACATAAAAGACAGTAATAAATTAAAGAGAATTTATAAATTAACATTGTATTTATATAAAAAAAAATAATCCAGCTTAGCTGGATTATTTTAATTATCGGATGATTTTATTTCTAAAAATTTATCTATTATTTTTTCAAGAGTTTTCAATTCATTTTCATCTAACTTTGCAAAAGTTTTAAAAAGATTTTTATGAAATTCATTTTCACCACACATTATATTATCTATAAGCATTTGATAATCTTCATTATCATCTTGAATAAACATATCTCCATTACCAGATGTAAGCCAAATATAATCTACATTAAATTGATTACAAATTAATTTAATATTTCTTTCAGTTATTGAAGTTCTACCTGTTTCTAAATCACTTATACTTGCAGGCTTTAATCCTATTTTTTGGCCAAACTCAGCCTGAGACAGTTTCAAGTGTTTTCTAAGTTTTCTAATTCTTTCTCCCATATTCAAAATAAACACCTCCTATTACCATAATAAGGGTAACCCAAAAAAAAATCAACAAAAAAACAAAAAAAGGTTGAAAAAAATGGATAACCCATATATAATTATAAATAAATAAGGGTAACCCAAGCGAAAGAGGTGAGAAAATGAAAAATAAAAAGCGTGAATTAATAACAAATATAGCTGAAAAATTTGTAAATTTATCAGAAAATGAAAAATCTTTTATTGCAGGTTATATGGCAGGTAAGCAAGACCTACTTTTTGAAATAAAAGAAAAAGAAGAGTCAAACAAAAAAAATAAGGCGAATTAATTCTCGCCTTATAGAGGGGGACTTTTATATGGGGACAAAGGAATCTAAAAGATTTGGGGATATGTGGAGATATCTGAATGAAATAGGGATATATACTACAGAACAACTCAAGAAGGAAATTAATAGTAAACCAACTAAGAAACAGGAAAAATTACATACATATATAAATACAGATGTAAAATTTGAAACATTTAGGGATATATTACCAACATTAAACTATTATAAGGCATTTCAAGAACAGGTAGAACATATTACAAATGAAGAATTGAACAAAAAAATAAAAATAGCATTAAAAAAAGTAGAAGAATGTGAAAAAAAATTAAAAAAAGAGGAAGAAAAACAATTTAGTGTAGATAGAGTGAAAAATTGTAAATTTAATCTCTGTCGTGCAAAGTTTGAATTAAATTTATTAAAACAAAAGTTAAATAATCAAGGGGGAAAAGAATATGAAACACCTAGAAGATTTGACAGTTAAAGAATTAAGACAAGCAGCAAAAGAACTAAATGTAAAAGGAAGAAGCAAAATGAATAAGGCAGAATTAATTGAAGCCTTAAAGACAAGAGAACCAAAGAAAGAAAAAACAGAAGAAAAGACTAATCAAGAAGCTAATCAAAACACAGATCATAAAGTAGTAAGAAAAATAGTACAAAATAAAAATACAGATTCTAAAGGACTAATCAGAATATGGCACGATGTAGTGAGAACATTACCACCAGGAACACCAGTAACAGTTAAGATGTTTTCAGATGAAGATGTAATAAAAACATTTACTGGAAGACTTAAAGAAGGCAATAGAAAAAGGGATGATGGATTGCCAGATGTTTTTATAAAAATAAGAGCTAAAAAACCTTTCAATATACAACTTTACGATAACATTCAAGTATTTATGACAGAAAAAGATTATCAGAAAGCACGATATGGTGAGTAATTTTTATACTCTGAAATAAATTCTGAGTAGTAAAGAGAAGGGGGAAAGATAAAAAATGGTAGTTTATTTCAAAGATGAGGAAACAATGGTTATAGAAACAGAAGGCAACAAAGTAGAAATCAAAATAAAAGATAAAAATCAAGATAAAAACTTGAAATTAGAGTTTGAAAAATAGCTAGAAAAATTAAAGTAAAATCAAGTCGAGAGTTGCACCAATCACGGTGTTTATCGACTTGATAATACTATTAACATTAGAACATATAACTAATAAATTTATTTATATTATTTATGATGTATGGGGGAAGTAAAAATGTCATATGTACAAAAGACAATAATATCTGGGAAGGTAGTAGAGGTTATCAAAAAATATGATAGAAGACACTCCCCAGGTAAACATACTAAATTTAATAAAAGTGATATTAGAGGACCAAAAGAAAATAAAACTACTGAACAACAAGAAAAAGTGAATTATAGACAAAAAGAATTAAAACTTACTAGATTATTAAATTGTAACTTTCAAGGTGGAGATTATCATATAGTTTTTTCTTATAAAGAAGATCTTAGACCAAATAGCATAGAAGAGTTAAAAGATGATAAAAAGAAGTTGCTAAGAAAAGTAAGAACTGAATATAAAAAACAAGGAAAAGAACTTAAATATATAGCAGTAGCGGAAGTAGGAAAAAGAAAAGCATTACATTTCCATTTTGTTGTTAATCAAATTGATACGAGTATATTCCAAAAATGTTGGACAAAAGGATTTATAAAAATAAGTCTATTAGATAATTCAGGACAATATAAAGATTTAGCGGCTTATTTATTAAAATATACTAAAACAAATAAAGAAGAAGCTAAACAACTTAATGGTGCTGCATGGAACAGTAGTAAAAATTTAGACAAGCCAGTTGTAAAAGTAAAAGTAATAACAAGAAGTCAATTTTTTAAAGAAGAAGTAACACAATCAAAAGAATATAAAGAGTATTACTTAGAAAAAGATAGTGTTTATACAGGCTTTAATGAGTTTACTGGTTATAAATTTTTTAAATACACACTAATTAGATTGAATTGATAGGGGGAATTGAGTTGAGTAAATATAGTAAAACATATTATCTAAGAGAAAAAAGAGAAGATTCCGAACAAATGCAAATTATAAATTACTGTAATAGTATGAGCGCATATATACCAGAATATGAAATGATTTATCATATACCGAATGAAGGTAAAAGAAAAAATGGGGCTAAGCTAAAAAGAATTGGATTAAGAAAAGGTGTGCCAGATTTGTGTATGCCAGTACCTCGAATGGGATTTCATGGCCTATACATAGAACTTAAAAAAGATAGTACTAAAAAGGCAAGTAAAGAGCAACAGGAATGGCTATTTAAGTTAGAACAGCAAGGATATGCAACATCACTTTGTTATGGAGCTAATGAAGCAATTAATCTTATAACTGCTTATATGGATTCTGATTATGAGACATTCAAAGATAATTATAGAAATGCGAAAGGTGAAAAAAGATACTAATAGGGGGAATAAACAATGATAATAGATAAATTCATTGTACATATGCTGGATATAAATTTAGACAAACCGATGTTAGCTGACTTTATAGGAAAAGATTATTCAGATGTAGATAAGTTTTTAAAGAAGCTTATAACAAAATGCCAAAAACATGATGAAACAATGAGGGCAAAATGGAAATATGCTGAAGAGTTTATACAAGATTGTTGTAAAAATATTTTTGAAGATGAAAATAATTTTACAAATGCGAGTAAACAAATAGCAGCACATTATTATGACTTAATGAAGAATAACAATATATTAGAACCTGTAACACTTGTTATATGTCAATATACAGTAAATGCAACTCAAAATATAGCAATTATGAGATTAGAAAATAAAAAAACATATAGTACAACAGTAGATCTTATAGAAGATAAATTTAATATAAATATAATTGAAAATAAGAAAACCATTTCAACTGCATTAAAACAATGTGCATTAATACATGAGGATAATTTAATGTCACTATATGACTTAGTAATATTGGATAAAGAATCAAGTGAGGAATCAATATTTAAAGACTTTTTAAAGGCTGAAATAATAAGAGACGATACATATAAAACTAGAGTATTCATAGATATAGCACAAATGTATATTGATGTAGGATTTAAAAAGATGGATAAAAAAGAAGCTGCTATAAAGACACTGGAATGTATGCTTGATACAACGAGTAACATGGATATAAATAAGTTTATAGATTTAAGTGGTATAGATGCAGATATAAAAAAGACATTAGAAAAATACGATATCTATGACAGTTTTAATATAGATAAAAAAGTAGTAGAAAAAGAGTTTAAAGTAAGATCAATAAAAACGGATACTGGATTTGTTATAAAAAATAAATTTAATGCATTTAGAGATAGTAGTAAATACAGAATTGTAAATAATCCAGATGGAACGACGGATTTATTGATAAAAAATATTCAGTATTTTAAGGAGGGGTAGATATGAGTAATTTACAGGTGATTTATAACCAAGAGGTTTTAGGACAAGATTTTAAAATTTATGGAACAAAAGAAGAACCATTATTCTTAGCTAAAGATGTAGCTAACTGGATAGAACACAAAAACATAACTCATATGATGAATACAGTAGATGAGGATGAAAAGCTGACTTACACAATATGTAACTCAGGTCAAGGTAGAGAAATGTGGTTCTTAACAGAAGATGGTTTATATGAAGTATTAATGCAAAGTAGAAAGCCAATAGCAAAACAATTCAAGAAAAAAGTAAAAGAAATACTAAAACAAATAAGAAAGACTGGAGGATATATACCAGTAGCAGAAGATGAAGATGATGCAACTATAATGGCAAGGGCTTTATTAGTAGCACAAAAGACAATAGATAATAAAAATAAGGAATTAGAAGCTAAGACAAAAGAATTAGAAGATAAAAATAGATTCATAAATCAAATAGCAGAATCAAGAAATTCATTATTAGTAAGAGAGGTAGCTAAAATAATTTCTAAATCCGATAGTAATATCCTAATAGGTGAGAAAAGATTGTATGAGAAGCTTAGAGAGTGGGGATGGGTACATTATAAAGGAACAGAACCAAAACAATATGCATTAGATAGAGGATACTTAGAGGTAAAAGAAGGGACAGTTACAAATCAATCAGGTACATTTACATACTATACAACAAAAGTAACAGGAAAAGGACAAAAACGAATACTTGAAAAATTGTTAAAAGAACAATCAGAAAAAAATAAACAGTTAAAAATAGACATTTAACTTAAAAGACCTTCTAATTTAGATATTTACAAGATTAGAAGGCCATAAAAGGGGGAGTAAAAATGTATGAAGCTGTAAAAGAAATTACAAATGATTTAATTAAAAAGAAATACATAAAAAGCGAAAAAGATATAGCTTTACATGTAGATTCAAAACTAGATCAGTATTGTTTTAGATTTAGCAATCCAATACAAAGAGAAAACTTAAAACAAAGCATAATAGAAAATGCATTGAAAGGCCGTTTGGAGGTGAAAAAGCCTAAGGTTGTTAGAAATAGAAAAAAATCAAGACGAGAAGGAAGAAGTTTTATAGTAGTTGATTTTTGTAAAAAAGGTAAAATTCATTCTTACAATTCTTTAGCAGAAGGGTGTAGAGAATTAAAATTGGACCAAAGTAGAGTAGGAGATTTTCTAAGAGGAGAGAATTACTACTATTTACCTAGAAAAAGAAAATGGATTATCAATACAGATATGGAGGAAAATGAAGTGATAATAGAAAACTTAGAGGAAATAGTGGAAAATGCACGAGAGTTATATGAAGTAGAAAATAAATGTGAATATACAGGAAAAATGAACATGAGAGAAGCTATTGATATGGCAATAAAAATAACAGAAGAAAGAATAAAAAATGAATATAGATTTTAAGGAGAATTAAGATGATTAAATACATATGTGATAAATGTGGGAAAGAAGTAAAAAGAATAGAACTTAGACAAATAAAAGTTTTAGATGCTGATGGAAATATAAAAAAAGCAGGTATACATTGGTGTGAAGATTGTGTATCTAAAATAAATGAAATGAATAGGGTTTCTTTTCCTATTTTAGATACATCAGGAATAGCATTTGAAGTAGAACTAGATAAATTAAAAGAAGAAACAGAAGAACTATTAGGCGCTGCAATTAAATATAAAACAAATGAAATTGTAACAATAGACAATGTAATAGAAGAAAGTTACGATGTGATACAAGTAGTTGTAAATATTATTGATAGATTAGGACTTATGGATTATATGCAAGAAGGCTTAGAAAAGCATATTGAAAAACTAAAAGGTAGAGGATGGGAGTTTAAAGAGGTGAGTAAAAAATGAAATTAATTTTATTTTTAGGAATTTCACTAATATTTAGTGCTGGTTTTGTAGCAGGAGCAACATGGAATTACATACATACTGTTAATAGACAAGTAGAACGTATAGACAGATATTTAGAAGAAGAAACAAGAAAATTTAAAGAAAAAGGGGGGAATAGATAATGAATAGTGTAGTATTGGTGGGTAGATTAACAAAGGACCCAGAACTAAGATATATACCAGGAACAGGAACTGCAGTTGCAACATTTACAATGGCAATAAATAGAGATTACAAGAAAAAAGATGGAAAAGTAGAAACAGACTTCATACCTGTACAAGTTATAGGAAAAGCAGCTGAATTTTGTGCAAATTATATAACAAAAGGTAGATTAGTAGCAATTCAAGGAAGCATAAGAGTAGATAGATATGAAACACAAACAGGAGAAAATAGAACATTTACAAAGGTAAGTGCAAGAAATATAAAACCTTTGGACTATGTGAAGAAAGACAATAGCAATTCAGATACAAATCCAAGTTTTGAACCTGCAGAAGGATTAGATCCAAACGGATTTACAGCCATAGATGATGAAGAGATACCCTTTTAATTTTGACAGTACCGAGATAATGACATTTAGAGATAAACAAAATAATATAAGGCATTTAATAGGTAAAGAAGAAGATTATAGTAGTAAAAAACAATTCTATAATTACTTAGTAGGAAACAATATTCAATGTAATTTTGAACAAATAGAGGAAAAATATATAAGATATTATCCTATATTACCAAAGAAAGCAGAAGAAGCTTATAAAATAACAGAAGGTGAAGGGTACACCTTCTGTAAACCTACTAGAGGAGCATTTAAAGTATATGTACTTGAAATTAGGTGAATAAGTTGGAATTTAAATGTGGCAATATGACATCATTTGGCTGTAAACGTATGGATGGAGTAAAAGAATTAATAATGATGGAAATAAAAGAAGAAATAGAAGATATAAAAGAAAAGAACGAAGTAAGAAGACCAGAATTAATAGCAATGATACAACAAGAGAAAATGTGTACAAATGCTTGCTGTTACGGATGCGAAAAATCTAATTTATGTGTTTATAGATGTAATAGAGTAGATTGGCCAGATGAAGAAAGAAAAATTAATTATAACGATGAAGAATTGAGACAAGAAAAGTTACTTGGTATTAAATGTTACAACTGTGCAAAAGAAATCAATCAAGAAGGACATAAAGCAAATATTCGAAGTGATGAAGCTGATTGTGTATGGTTATGTGATGATTGTTTTCATAAAGCATGCGGAGACCAAAGTAAATTTAAAGATCTAGAAAAAGAAAGACTAAAATACAAATTTGAACAAAAAGAAATAAAAACAATCAAGTATGAGCAACTAAGTTTTATATAGGAGGATATAAAGAAATTGAATACAGAAGAAAAAAACAAGTTAGCAGAAGAAAATTTAGGATTAGTTTATTCAGTTATAAACAAAGAATTTACTTATGAAAAAACTACAGAAAGCGATAGAGAAAACTACATAGAAGAAGGCATGATTGGATTAGCAAAAGCTATTAATACATTTAATCCAAGTAAAGGTGCTAAATTTAGTACATATGCTTATATTTGTATAAAAAGTGAAATAAATTGCTATGTAGCAAAACAAAAAACTTTAAAAAGAAAAGTAGAATATACGTGCAAAAATTCAATAGATGATTATATTGAAGATGAAGAAGGTTTAACATTTAAAGACCTTATGATTTATGAAAAAGATGACTATACTTCTAAAGTTGATTTAGAACATTTATTAAAAGTACTAAAAAAAATAGAAATCGAAATATATGACATAAGAAAAATCATTATAAAGAAATCAGAAGGTTATAAAAATATAGAAATAGCAAAAATGATTGGAGTAGAAAAAAATACAATTAAACATAGAATAGATAAAGCTAAAATAAAACTGATTGAATTAGGAATAACAGCATAAGGAGGTTTAAATGAAAGAGATAACAAAAGAAAGACTAATATATATAGCAAATGATATACAGGCAATAGAAATGTCGGAAATGACTAATGCTATATTAGCAGTTAAACTCGAAAAAAACATAACAGACAAAGTAAAAAGAACAAATTATATAAACTCTTTGAAACAATTAATTATTAAGAAAGATATAAAAATATATTTTGATAATTTATTAGATCATGGAGAAATAAAAATATATTTTAAAAACGGAGATATAAGAAATTACTTAGTAGTAGATTAGGTGAAAAAATGATTGGAGCTCAAGTGAAATATAATAAACTGACATTTTTTTAGGAGGTGATTAATTGATATTAGCAAGATACAAAGAATTAGTCGAACTGGCTAAGAAATACATAGAAAAGGGATATAGCACATTGGAAGCAATTAAATTAGCTGAAAAGGAATTGGAGGGACTATATGAATAAAAGAATAAAGATAAAAAAGGGCATCTGGCATAAAGAATGTGATTGTAGATGTGATAACTTTATAAGAATTTTAAGAGGAAGTGCATTATTAGTTTTTAATTGCAAGAACTGCAATTTAAGACCAGAGAGGGTAAGAAATGTAATATTGACTATGTTAGATGAAGATGAAGAAATACAAGAGTATACATATAGAGAAGAAGCTATAAAGACAATGTATAAAGAGAGAGTAGTAAATCCGATTATTAATGCTATGAAAAATCATAATTATAGAAAAATAATATTACCAATATATGTACCAGGAGTAAAAATAAAAGATATAGATATTGAATTTATAAAAAGACAAATTGAAGCTAAAGGATTAGAGATAATTAAATTTGAGTTATTTCAAATAGAATATAGATACACATATAACATGGTTGTAGAAATAAAAAGAAAAGATGTTACTATATATGATCATCATAAGCAAAATAATATAATTTATTTGATAGGAGAAAGATAAAAAATGAGAGAAATTAAATTCAGAGGGTATGACAGATTCGATCAAAGATGGGTTTATGGTTATGGATTACATCAATCAATTTTTATAGATGGTTCATCTAATGCATACGTAACAGCGGGTATTAGAGAAGTATTTATTGTAGATAAGGAAAGTGCTGGACAATATACAGGTTGTAAAGATGCTAACGGCAAAGAAATATATGAGGGAGATATAGTAGAAAAAGAAATTATGGAATCAATATTTGACGATTCAAAACTTATAGGTGTTGTAAAAATGATAGAGGGTTGCTGGTGTGTTGTTAATGATAAAAAGAAGGTAGCTAAAAATCTATGGAGTGAAACAGATGTTAATCGTGTAATAGGCAATATATACAAAAATAAAGAATTACTGGAGGAAGAATAATGGAAGACAGAAAAGAATCAATAAAAAAAGCATTACTAACAATAAAAAAAGAATGCAGTAGCAATGAAGATTGTGAAGGATGCTCAATATCTAAGGTATTAGGATATAGTTGCCAAGAGGTAGCTATTCCAGAAGAATGGGAAATAAAAGGAGAAAAACATGAATAGAGCAATAGCAGATGCAATAATCATATTTGTTATAAGTTTGTTAGCTGAAAAGGAATTGGAGGAAGAATAATGGAAGATAAAAAAGTAACATTTGAAACTATTATAAATGAATGTATAGAGATATATAAAAAGAAAAATTCTGATTATGGAAATAGTGCTACAAAGACATATGAACAATTCGGAGATATTTCATATGCAACTAGAATAAATGACAAGATCAATCGAATAAATTCATTGATAATTACTAATAAACAAGAAATAAAAGATGAATCTATAGATGATACAATAATGGATTTAGCAAATTATGCAATACTATGGTTAGTAGATAGAAAAAATAATAAATAAAATATAATTAATTTGGGGGAAATATTATGACAGAAAAGAATGGTAAAGGGGATAAACAGTTTAAAAAAGCCGAACGAAAACTATATGACTATACAGGACTAAAAGCTGATGTAGAGTGCCTGGAATATGAGTTAGTAATATTAAAAGAAGAATACAATGGTTGTAAAGCTATTACATATACATCAGAAACAACAGGTGTAACAAATAACATAACAGATACAGTATATGAAGAATTAATAAGAAAAGAAAAAGACATACTGGATAAAACTAAAAAGATTAATAAGAAGAAGATACAAATAAAAAGAGTAGAAGCTGCAATTAGTTTATTAGATGAGACAGAAAAGAAAATTGTAGAAGCTAGATATTTTAGCAACGATAGAAGGAAAAACAACTGGAATCATATATCAAAACTAACTGGTTACTGCGATAGACAATGTGTAAATATAAGAGATAATTTAATAGAAAAAATAAAGAATAGATTATAGGGGAATGAAAAAATTCAGAAGGATTTCAGAATTATTTCAGAAATATTTCAGAAAACATATGTTACACTTATATTGTAGATAAATATTCAAATACCCCAAGAATCATGAGTGATGTTTTAAAAAGGCTGATGTACTTCGATTGATATACATCAGCCTTTTTATGTTCATTTAAAGGAGTGAAAGAAATGGGTAAATATATAGATATAAATAAAGTATTAGAAGCGACTATAGAAGTACCTCAAAAATATTGGGAAGTGGAAGAACTCATGAGAGAGAAACCAAATTTTGATAAGTCTTTAGGATCTAAGAAAATATATGAAAGAAAAGAATATGCTATATATAAAGTAAAGCATGGATATATAGTACATAATACTAAGAAAAACTTTGAGGAAGGACATACACATATACATAACTATAACAAAGCTAAAAGTATAATAGATTTAGCTGTAAGAAAGAAGACACCTAACACACCAAGACAATGGGAGATAGAATGTTTATTAAGAATAGTTAAAGATGAAAAATATAAAAAAAATTAAGAAGCTTATTATTAGAATTAAAATAAATGTTGCGAATATTAATATAAGCAGATACTCTTTAATTAAGATTAATAACTAAAGGAGTGAGTTTATGGGAAATATAAAAAGATTATTAGTAGTATTATTAGTATGTATGATATCTATTGGATGTGTTGCTTGTAGTGGAACAACATCAGAAGACAGCAAGGTTAACCTAGAAGATATGACAGGTTCAGAGAAAGTTGATTACTTTATAACAAAAGGAAGAAATGATTATGAAGCTGTAAAGAATGATGATAAGTTAACTGACTTAGGGGTACAATATATAAAAGATATTGGTGAATATGTAGATAACAAGAGCCAGTTTGATAGTAATGACAACATGGAAGATATAATGACAAAAGGTAGCTTTCTAGAACAGTATGGAAAAGATAAAATGGAAATGTTTAAAACATCAGGACAAGAAGATAGTAACGGATATAAAACGGCTAAAGAAGTTAACTCTTTAGGAATGAATGCAGTGCAAATGGTTAAGTATGTTTATAGAGAAGCTGAAATAAAAGAAGATGACTCTACAAAAGCAAATATAAAACAAGTAAAAGAGAGTCTAGAACAATTACAATAATATATGATATATAAAGGATCTTATTATAATTAATGAGGTCCTTTATTATTTAGGAGGAAAGACAATGAATATAACTATTGAAATAGAATTAAGACCATGCATAGTTAATAATAGAAAAGCATTGTTCCATAATAAATATATAGAATCAGATGAACAATATATAGAATCGGATGGGGTAGAAGCAAGCATAAAGATTAGGGAAGATATAAAAGGATTAGTAGAATATGAAGATGGTACATTGGATTTGATTAGCTATAAGAACATTAGGTTTATAGATAATAAACATAAAGAGTATAGTTGGGAGTAATATCTAAAGTGATAAAGAACTTAGAACAATTGATAAATGAATTGATAAAAGATAAAGAGTTATGGAAGTTCTATAAGTCAAAAGAGTTTAGGTATCTAAAGGAAGAAGTATTAAGAGAGCAACATTACGAATGTCAAGAGTGTAAGAAGCTTGGAAAGATAACTAAAGCTGATACAGTACATCATGTTCAGCATGTTAGAAAGCATCCAGAGTTGGCACTATCGAAGT